GCAGGCAACCATTTTGATGATGAAGTATTCCACTTCAATACCTGATTATTGGTTGGAGCAGTTGTGGTTACATCCACATCTGAGAGCAAACCAATACTAGAATATTCTGTAAGAAGTGTTGCACGAGTATCACCAACGCCCCCAGCAGTAATATTGATATTTACATACGGATTATCATCGCCATCAACAATAAAAAAGTAACCAGGATAAGTTGCTGCTGCAGGTGCTGCTCCTAGATTTGCCCATTCATTCTTATACTTAACTAATGTAGGAAAATCGATCGACCCATCAGTTCCCGAAAATGTGCTAGTAATACTGCCAGCAGTAACAGTAAAATTGCCTGTGCCTTGAGGAGCAATAGGAATATTGCCGTTAGAAGAGGAAATGATAGATTGTCCACTAACATCTAAATTAGAAGTTAACGCACTATAGTCTGATGCCACAAAAGTTGTGCCATCATATCTCAAAACCTGTCCAGTTCCAGCATTAGCAACACTAAGTTGTGTGGCAACACCATTACCTACCGCAGAATATAATTCATTAAAGTTATCATTAATCTTATCACCACCATCACGGAGGGTATCCCCCGTGTTGTCATTTGCGTTATTACCAATTCCTATAAGTTGTTTAGCCATTGACGGAAACTTCTTTTTAGTTATTTATGTGGTTAAACGATTTCTGGGTCAATCGCTTCTTCTCCATACTGACTTAAATCTGGAGCAACCCAATCATCATCTACTGTTGTTTCGACGTTAATCGCAGCTTTCTGATAACCAGATCCGCCAGTATTAACAGCAACAGATCCGACACCGACCAATGCCTTAATCTGTGCATCGAAACCACTAATAGAATCAACTCTAACAGTCGGTCTGGATGTATAACCAGATCCAGGTGATGTGACGGATACACTTCGGATTGTGCCAGAAGTAATTCCTGTGGCAGCAGCTGCATCCTTACCAAAGACAGACCCAAGATAATCAAAAGTAACCAAGGAGTTAGAAGATTCAATAACAGCGACTTCACGATCACTAACTTCTCCTTGAATCTCAATCAGGTCACCCGCTTCAATCGGAGGAACAACCACTGCAGCATCAACGTCTGCTTCAGATCCGACGTAGGAGAATGCAACAAATGTTGATCCTACGCGAGGAATTTCATTGAAGATAATTCTAGAACCAACGATTTCAAAACCAACTCCAGGTTCTTGAATAACACCATTAAGAGAAACAATAATATTATTTTCAGGTCTAATTGTTGATGACTGGACACCATCAGTAAGAGTTAGTGAGTAGAAAGTCTCATTCCTTCTTAGGTTGAAGGACTGACGTAAGGAGTCAAACTCGAATGAAATATCATCGAGTTGTCTTAGTTTACCAACGTAGAATCCAGTAAACGAAGATCCTAATGTTGGAGGTTCGCTAAACTGAATCTTATCGGAGAATGCTGTGAATGCTTGCGAAGCGCCTGGTGGTTGTAAGATACCATTGATAAAGATCAGCATATGACCTGCAGGATCAGGGAAATATGCATCACCATTATTAATTGTCAGATCAAAAGTTGTCTGAGTGCCATCAAAACCACGGAAGTATCTAGATACTCTTGCCTTCAATTCAACATTCTCAATGATAGCAGCCTTGTATCCATTTCCAGACTTAATTGAGTCAGTAGCAGCAAATGTGCCAATAGTATTACTGATGTAAAGTCTCTTATTAAGTCCAACATCTTCAATAAACTGCACTTGACCAGCAGCTTGTCCCTCATAGTTAATTCTGGTGCTGACAGTAGCAAAACCTGTGCGCGTATTGGTAATATCATAGTGTGCAATAACATCGCCATTATTAAATCCACCAACCACAGGGACAACATAGATGTAATTATTGGGTAAATCTACTTTATTGATAATGCCGTAGTTATTAACATCTTGGACTCCACCAGTAATTTTATAGAGGAAGTTTCCAACTACAAACTGATTTTCATTATTTTGAATAGAAATTCCAAGTCTTGTATATCCATCTGTTACCAATCTATCACCAACACCGATATCAAATCCAGCATATTTTTGGACCTCTAGATACAATCTAGATTCTTCTGGATATACAACAGATGTAGTCTCAAAAGATCCTCTAGTAGTTTCAGTATCAACAACTAGTTTTCCTCCAGTGTTATCTAAAACTGCAGCATCATTTTTGTAGAAAACTTCTGTGGCAGCGGTGCTATTTGATGTATATCCTTTAAAGATAGAATTAGTCTCAAAATCACCAAGAGTATCAATGATTTGTAGACGATTTGTGATCTGATCAATTTGAGCACTAGTGCCATTTTCCGCTCCAACAACTATATCAGCCAATGCCCAAGTGCCGCCTGTAACTGCAACATCTACATATTTGTAATTTGCATCTTCATAGAATCCATAAACAACACCATTTACAGTCGAATCACCCTGCTTCTGCACAATTTCATTCATAGTAAATGGACCATTGGTGATATCACCAGTGATTCGCATTCTCTTATAGTCTTTAACAACTAGACCTTCATTTACTGTAACTTTCTGGACTTCAGAACTTGCATCACTGAGAGATCCATATAAGAAATCAGATCCTTCAATACCACCACCAAGAGGCACAGGAATTATTCTTTCACCGAAAGTCTTAGAAGGAATAGTAACACTTCCCACTAGAGTAACAGTCAAATAGTGATCACTATCTAAAAGTTGAGATTTGATCATCTTCAGATTTTCTCTAATAATTCTCTGAATAGAATTTGAGTTATAATCAGATGCAATACTAGAATTGAAGACGGGGATAGATCCAGAATTTGTCGCAGGATTTGGTAGAGTGCCATTAAGTGCTAACTCGGTATAATCCTCAAGTAACTCTAGAGCATATTTCTTGATATTATATTCAATATTGGAGAAGAATACATCGCCATTAACTGCAGTATATGCATCAAGTGGACCTGCATTAATCTTGGATCCCCAAACGAGAATTCCACTGCTATTATCACCAGCAAAAACTATATTTCCTGCATTATTGAGCAGATAAATATCAGATCTCAACTGAGTAAATCCATAACCAAACGTGCCAGTAATATAAATTCTATACCATCCATTTCCATATGGAATAGCACCAACTTCATCTAATGTAAGGACTCCAGGTTGACCAACTTCAAATGTTTGCTCAATAGTGCCTGTCTGAAGATCGATCTGAATAAAGATATTGGAAGAGAATGGGACAGGTCTGAAGTAATGCCTAATCTTATTATAACCATCAGCTTTTACAAAATAAGATGTTGTATATTGCTGTGTGGAATTCTCATCATTTGGACCATTATCAAATGATAGAGCGTCAGTATCAAACTTAACACCACTATCATCAAAGGTATTGTATGAAGTGAGATTTAATGTTCTATAGAATAATTTTTCTCCAGTAGAAGTGTTAGGTCTAATTCTGATGGCAGTTTCAGTATTATCTGGAGAAGTGGAATAGTTATTTGTTGGAGTATTGATACCACTTTCATACCAACTATTAGATACATAGGTTTCTGGATTTGTAACCAAATTGGTGGAAGATCCTTCATCTTCTACCAAAGATGTAATATTTCTAGCGAGGTCAAATGTTCTAATATTACCAACATTAGTATACCAATCAAATGCTGTTGATACTCCATTGGTAGGAATCTCTGCAGTAACATTACCCTGCGTTAAAAATTGTCCAGCGGCAAGTGCAGTACCTGTTACAGGACCAACATATACTGCATTACCAATGTCCTCATAAACAATGGCAGATCCTCCAGCAGATGTAACTAGAAGTTGACCAGGAGTAAATCTAGAAGAATCTAAGACAACAGTAATATTAGTAACTGTTGCTGCTGTTGTTGGATTGCCCCCAGCAATAGTGGCGTTAGGAGGTGAAGAAGGTATATAACCAGATCCTCGGTTTGTAATATTAATTGCAATTACAGAGCGAGAAGAATTAAATGCCAATGTTGGAGTGGTTGGAGTGCCGCTCTGAGAATCCGCTACACCAAAGTTTACGGAAATTGTATTACCAACTGCATTGAATCCACCTTGACCATTACTAAACATAGAAACACGAGTAATACCATAATGATCATCACTGGAACTGCTACTATGCTGCATTTGCCTAATAGTAACTTTTACATTAGAAGATTCTTTTTCACTTTCTAATAGAGGAACGTCAACTGCGGTTAATGAAGTGAAGTTGGTGTAATTGTTAGCACCACCTTCATTACTACTACCACCATAAACAAGACGACCTCTGAAATTTAAAGGACCATTATCTACAGAAATATAGAGACCCAAATCTTCATCTGTATCTGGTGCTTCACCACCATTACTGCCGCTACCAGCAATAACATAGACTCTTAAAGTATCATATCCAGCACCAGAAGCATTAAATTGCTTATTAACTTGGACTTGTCTTTGGGGATATGATCCCGTGCCAGCACCAAATTTAACATGCTCATATCCAACATTAAATCCACCAGTGCTGCCAGATCCAGTGCCATTACTGACAATTGCTGCCGCAGGACTAAACGTGAATTCACCTGAAGGTGTGCTGGAGCGGAAATCTACAAATTCACCATCATAAGTTACATTAGTAATTCCTCCACTAGTCTGCTCTAAATATCCACCATGTGTTCCTGTAAATCCAGATCCAGAGAAACTGTAATTACCATTAGCAGTGTATCCACTACCAGCAGCAGTAATGTCAATACTTGTCAATACTGCAGAATCACTCAAAACTGCTTCTGCAGTCGCTTGAATACCACCAGCACCTGGGGCATCAATTGTAACTGTAGGAGCGGAATCATATCCTGCACCACCATTAAAGTTAATAGTATTAATAACACCTTCTCTTAGAAGAGAAACTTTTTGAGCTTGAGTCGTATTTGAAGAACTTGTGTCAGTGATAATAACATCATGCTCAATATCAGTAATTAAATCATCTAAGAATTGCTCAAATGTCCAGGATCCAGAACCAAATTGAGTATTTACAATAGAAGAAATTTCATTCTTATAATAACCTTCATTAAATAGGATATTCTTGGAAGCAGACACTCCAGTATCCCCAGAAGGAGTAAAGATTAGAATTATACTATCAATTAGATCTTCAAATCTAGATACAACACTGTTAGTGTTTGTGATTGTTTCACTATCTCTATATGCAGGAATAGTATTATATTGTGCCTGATATTCATTGGGTGGAGTTACAGATTCGCTGAATCCGAATAGATAATTTTGAAGTGCTTTTACTCCTAAGAATTTAAATTGCTTAAGCAATTCAACAAATTGACCAAGAATATCTTCGATTCTAGTTACCCTCAACTGAGCAGTAATAAATTTAGCAATAGAATCAACCGCACTATTATTTCCACCAGTCTGAAGATCGGAAATAATAGAAATCATGATAATCTCAAGATCAGATCTAATTTGTGTTTCTGTATTTTCGCCCGTAAACGAATATGAATTGAAAGTAGATCCACCTAAAGTGTAACTATATGCTGCCTTAGTAAGACCAATAGTTTCAAAGGCAATATAGTCTCTATTAAAGTAAAGTCTATCACCAGCAATCTGATAATCATTATCGGAAGGAGAAATGATATAATTAAGAACGTCATCAACTAATGTGTCAATTGCATTTTTGACATTTGCACAATCACCTGCTGTGCTTACTGCATTAGATGCAGCACTTACAAATGTATGTGCATATTGTTGACCAGCGGGAGAAGCACCAACATTAACTGTAATTGTAGTTGCTGTTGTAGCAATAACCTCAAGGTTTACTCCAGATGCAGGATCAGTTGATCTTGGATATGTGTGGTTGCTACCATTACCATCCTGAGAGCAAGTAAATGTTAATGAGTTATCAGCAATTGTAATAAAGCGTCCTAAAGCGAGACTGTGTGCTCCAATAGTAAGCTCCATGACACCAGTTGCAGGATCATAAGTTGCTCCTGTAGGTGTGAAATTGACTGGTGCATCATTAGTAATTCCCCAGTCACCAATAATAACATTGTTGGTGTTGCTGTCATCAAGATCGCCAGTAATTGCTTGTTTTGAATAATATGCAAGACGCTGATGAGCATATGCCGACTGCCAAACTTGAAGTCTGATATGAATTAATTCATCATTATTGCCAAGATAGAATCTACCCGCTCTAACGGTATTCTCATTACCACCATCTTCAAGATCTTTAGCAATAGCGTCCAAGATTAATCCTAGGTCAGTCTGACATCTTAAAGTGCCATCATTAGATCCACCCACATTTCTGGGCATATCTGTAGCAAGATCAGGATAGCGTGTGAGCATATCAAAGGATGCTTTGTCTACAATTGCACCCCTATTAAGACGAATTAGACTTGCGGCATCCTTGAATCTACTTCTAGAATCAACATCAATCTGATTTGTATAGAGCACTTCATTTGCAGCATCATTTAGCGAAACTGTGATGGGAACTTCAATGAAGGAATCAACGACTCCACCAAGATATTCATAAACGGGCGAAACTTTAGTAACACTTGCTAAATGATCTACAGGTGTTCCTGCAGTAGCATTAGAAATGGTATCCTCTGCAATAGACACTAAGTTATCAATAGTGGTCTTAACATCTGCACAATCAGCAGAAGTATAATTTAGGACTGTGACTGCATTAGATGCAGCACTCACAAATGTATGAGCGTATTGATCTTGAGGACCAGATGCACCTACATTAACTGTAATTGTAGTTGCATCAGCAGCAGTAATTGCCAATACAGCATTTGCAGCAGGATCAGTTGCCCTAGGATAAGAATGGTTGCTTGCATTACCATCTTTAGTGCATGTAAATGTTAGAGAATCAATAGCAATACCAATTCTATCTGAAGTAGTTAAGGAGTGACTTCCGATGGTTAACTGCAAAGTGCCAGTCGAAGCGGTATAAACTGCAGCAGATGGCGTATATGTTGTTAACGTTGAATAGGAAGAATCGGTAATAGTAGTATCAGTAGTTTGTGTCAATCCATGACTACCAGTTACAGTAACCAAAACATTATTAATGATATTTTGAGAATAACTGTTTACATATTGATATGTCTGGAGTTGTAAACTCTCTTCGCCACTGAATCTAGTAGTTGTAATTGGAGTTGCGTCTCTATTAACACTGGTTGCAGCAAAGTCCCACATGTGGTTATTGCTTCCATTATTTAAATCTGAAGTTAGACTATCAATAGTAGTTCTAACTTCTTGTGCGTAATCATAGTTAGCAGCAACAGATTCATATTTCCAAATATATGCACGACCTGCTTGAGATTGATTATTTACAGCATCACGAGATCCCGCCATGACATAATTTCCATTTGCAAACAGAGTGCTAAGTCCAAGTTGACTATTTGCTGCTGTGCTGGTTTCGGTGAGTTTTACTTGATTAGTGCCATCCCTATCAAACTTGTAGATTGTTCCTGTAGAAGAAAGACTTCTTTCATCTCCACCGCTTGCTGCAACAAATACTGCCGTAGAGTTAACTGCAACTTGGACACCAAAATTATCTCCAGTAGTAGCGTCACTGGCGACAATCTTAGCAACAAAGGTGCCATCATTTTGATATAGATATGCGGATCCGCCAGGACCATCACCATTAGCACCAATAACAATTAAGTTATTGTATGCATCAACAGATGTGCCGAAATTATCATTTGCTGCACCATTTGTCGATCCAGCAGTAATCTTAACTTCACCAGTACCATCTAGGTTATAAACATAAACTGATCCAGAATTATTTCCATTATCATCATCGTTATATGCACCAACAATAATCTTATTGTTTTGCTCATCTATTGCTACAGAATAACCAAAGTTATCATCTGCTGCTCCATCACTAGCAACAATCTTAACTTGATTAGTGCCATCTAGATCGAAACGATAAACAGCACCTTCACCACTGGATTCTCCAGGAGCACCAACAAAAATGTAAGTACCTGTCATTGCAACAGAAATACCAAAGTTGTCTGATGCAGCATCATCAGAAGCAACAATTTTATTTTCTCCTGTGCCATCAAGGTTGTAAGTATAGATACAACCCGAACCATCACCACCATCATCATTGTAAGGAGCACCAACAGCAATCTTATTACCCCCAACCGCTACAGAATAACCAAAGCGATCAGAATCAGCTTTATCGGAAGCAACGATGCGAGTTTCATATACACCAGCATCACTATAAACATAAACAGATCCACTATTGTAAATGCTGTTAGAAGCATCATCATCCTCCTGAGCACCAATTACAAATTTTCCATTTCCATGAGCAACACTCCAAGAGAATAAATCGCCATTATTATAATCAGGAGCATTTAAAACATATTTGGGAGCGGTAGTTGCTAATTCTGTTGGTAGATTTGGTTGAATGAGATATCTAATTTCTTGTGCAAGGAATTCCTTATTGGACTGCAATAGTTTTGCTGCATCCAAATAACGATGACTATTTCCAGTAAATCCACCAGGAGTAGATGCACTAGAGCGACTTGTAGCAAGAATTGCATCATTGTTAAATTCATGTCCATTAGTCCAGTTTTGCTCACCAGACCAATCTTCAGTGTATACTTGACCATTTTCACCGTCAAAGTGGAGAAGCAGGACAGTATTAGTATCTCCTTGATTGATTCCTGTGGGAGCGGTAAACGCACCAGTGTAACGAGCAGTAGTAGAAATTCTCAACTCATCAATATAACCAGGGAATGCTGCAGTTCCATTGAGGTTTGCACCAATTTTAATTGGTCTTGTTGAACCATAATCAGTGGTATCTGTGAGATTAGATCCCTCCTGAGCGCCATTAAGATACAACTTAGTTACGCCACTTTCTCTAACTACTGCAACGTGATACCAAGTATTAGCAACAAGATTAGTGGATCCAGTAATAGATCCAGCTCCGTTTGCCGATTGGAATGCGACTGTAGAACCGCTTAAATATAAGTTTGCAGCAGTATCGCTACCAGTAGGTCTAAAATCTACAAGCATTTTTGTCCCACTAGCAACACTATTGGGTTTGATCCAAAGCTCAACAGTGAAATCATTAGTGCCAAATCCAAATTCAGTAGAAGTAGGAATGGTCAAATACTCATCTACAGGAACTGCACCAACATTAACGGTGATTGTGGTAGCGGTAACTGCACTGATAGCGAGATTGCTTCCAGAAGCAGGATCTCCCGAGCGAGGATATGAATAATTATTAGTATTATTATCCGAAGAGCAAGTGAATGTAACACCATCATCTGAGATAGTTACAGTATTGGAAGTGGTCAAAGAGTGAGATCCGATCTCAATAACCATAACTCCACTGATAGGATCATAAGTGGTGCCAGTTGCAGCAGTAAAGCTACCTGTAGCACCACTACCCGCAGTAATTGCATCGGTTACACCACTAACAAAAGTATGTGCTGATGTGCCTTTAGAAAGAGCTAAGCAACCTGTGCCAAACTTTTCATTATAAGTATTGATCTGAGCACCTTGGACAAAGGTTGCCTTATGATAATCTTCACCGTTTGCTTGAGATCTACCCATCTTTCCAAGGTAGACAATATCAGTGGCACGATTATAACCTAATACTTCCGCTTTAGTATTTTCAGATCTGATAATCTGTCCTCTAGCGAAGAAACCTTCACCAACCTCTCCTGTCAGAGAAAGTTTTCTAACTCTTGCTTCATCATTTTGCAAGAATTGACCATATACATTACCGTAATCTAACTTATAGTTTCTTACAAACTCACCTTCAGTAAATGCACCAGTTTCACTAACATATTTGATGGTGTAGTTATTAATAATTTCATTATTTGGGAATTTAGAATTAAACAGAGTGTTTGATTCATAATTATCAAAACTAACAATATTAACCTGAGACTGAGACAGATTATCCAAAATAATGTTTGGATACGCCTGAGAGGTAATTCTATTAAACAGAAGACCCGAGAAAGAGGATCCTTCAGAAATTTCTACAGTATCAACAAATTGCTGAGTTACAGGATCTTGATATGGAGTAGTAGATGTAATTCTTGCAACAACTCCAGATCCAGCAGCGATAATGGTATCGTTGAGTTGAATATCAAATAGACCAGGAGTAGATTGATATGTGCCTGTTGTCTTACTCAAAAGAAGGGTGTTAGTAACTTCGATTTGAGTTCCATAAATTGGAGTGCCTGCAAGATGACCAACTGAAGACGTGCCTAGTTGTGCTCTAGTAACAGTAAGTGTTGTTGCCTGAGTTCCTTGAGAAATATCAGTTACAGTGACAATTTCAGATGCGATTTGATAATTCTCTCCGACTTCAAAAACGCCAGCAGCAACAGGAACTTCAGATCCATCATCAGTAATAGCAACAACATCAAAAGAGGTTGTATTTAGACCAATGTTAAATCTAGTATCAGCAAGTGGAGTCTCTTGACCAGATGCTAAGTTAATTCTCTCAACTTTTGCAGTGTCACCTTGAATATTTCTAATATTTTCACCATATCTAAACAAACCGATATTAGGAATGGCAGAGACACTTACGAGATTAGCACTAAATCCAGTTGCATTAGAAGTTACCAATTCACCTGTAGAGAATGTGCCTTCAGTGATAAATGCTGTGATTGTATCACCAGCAGTAGAAACCACTCTGGCTCTTGCACTTGAAGCAACACCAACTAGATAATTTCCTACAGGTGGGAAGATACCAGAGGTATTAGTTACTGTGAATAGACTGGTTTGAATTTGCTCAATACCAACACTAACATACTTAACAAGAGCAACGGGTTGTGGAGGTTCTGCAAATACAATGGAATCATTCAGGACTTCAAATGATTCTTCTGGTGTTTGGACAACGCCATTCAATACAATCATCAACTGATTGGAATTAGCGATAACAGTTTCTCCATCAACAGTCATTGGGAATTGAGTTCTCTCCCCATCAAATAGATTCGAGATATCGTCTAGTCTTTGTACAACAGAAGTAAGAATATTCTCAGAAGATGTCAGTCTCTTCTGTCTGAATAAGACTTCAGTATTATCAAATTCTTGATAGATAGGTTCTGCTAATGCAAAGTTTTGAATATTAGGTACTACTGCATCTCTTGTCAATTCAACAGACTTAGTTAATTCAAATGAAGTTTCCTTATTAGGAATCTCAGCACTGTCTTGAATCTCTAACTGACCAAATACTTTAAAAGAAGCAGGATGGACATTTTTGATAACCGTATTCTTCCATTCTTCAATAGAAACTGAAGAATTGATAGCATATGAGAAATCTTGATAATAATAAGAGTCTTGAATCTTTTGAATAATTTCAGAAGGTTTACCAACATCATCAACAAATTGTCCTGTGGTCTTGGTGATAGGACCAATTTCTAGGACGCCCTTAGCAATCTTCAGATCACCAATAATACCAGAAGACTTGGAAATAGTGCCAGTAATCTTTTGATTTAAATTAAATTCTCCATCATAGTTGACGATTTTAATAATTCTGGCACCAACTTGCCAACCATTATTTGTAGATACATATCCAGTTGCAGTTGCAGTTTCTAAGGAATCACCCTGATAAATCAATTCACCTTCAAGGAAGATAGAAGTGCCAACATTAGCAGTTGCTTGACCACCAAAAGATGACGTTAAGACCTGTTGACGACCAACACCAGCATTGATGAAAGAAATTGCATCACCAAGCTCAGCATTTGATGCTGTAATGGCTAGTTTCATTTGGTCATCATCTAAAGAATTGGCAGCTCCAGTAATTGCATAATAAGTATTAGTGCCATTCAATGTGCCGACTGCACCAGATGCAACGGGGAATCCAGCACCATCTCCAGTATCAACAACATTCAACGTAACTTCTGCTCCATTTGGAATGCCATGAGGGAATGCAAACTGGAGTAAACCCAAATCTAAGTTAACCACATAGTTGAATGAAGATTTCAATTCAACTTTAGGTTCTGTAGAATATCCAGATCCAGGATCTTTAACAATAATTGTATCAAGACGACCGTTTTTAATGGTTGCCTCGGCAATAGCGTTAGATCCACCGCCACCAGTTAATGTAACAACAGGTGCTTGTGTATATCCCGATCCAGGATCAGTAATTGTAATACTTTCAAGAATACTAGTATTAATTAACTGAGCATTGATTGGGAAAGTAATTTCAGGTCTTAAAGTATAATCGTGAGGATAATCATAACCGAAGTTATTATTATTCAGTTTCTTAATTTTACCAACATTAGTGCCTTTCGTGAAAATGGATGCACCAGTGCCAAAAGGTGGAATGACAACTTCAAGATCTGCACCAGATCCAGCTAATCCCGATCCAAGAATACCATCAATTGCCTGAATATCAATAGATGCGGTTGTATATCCCTTTCCAGGAGAAGTTACCTTAACTTCAGTAATCTGACCAGGAGTTGTAATTCCCTCATCATCTGTAGTATTTTCAACTTTAATTTCAACAAATCCACCTTCACCATCACCCAAAATAGGCACGCTGTTATATGTACCTACAGCATATTCGGTGCCAGGTTCGTTAATTTGGACCCTCTCAATTTTTCTGCTGGAATTGATTCCTGTAATTTTTGGTAGTTTTGTATAGAATCCACCATTATTAACAATTCTAATATCACCAATAGATCCGACTGCCTTTTCAGAGCTCGTAGTATAGGTAGTATTTAATCTTTCAGCATCACCTTCAGGTTCTGTGTCAAGGACAAATCTAAATGTATCATCACCTCTTGTAATAGTGCCTCCAGAGGTAGACTCAACAGTAAACACACCAATATATGGGGAGGGGACAATATCTAAGAAACTATTGGGATCGATAGGAGAATTCGCACCTGTTCTGGAAGGATCAAAGTAGTAAGAAATATTTGTAACAATATCATTATCAACTTTCAGTTTGACCGAAGGAGTTGGTTGCCCTTCACCAGTAACACCAGGAGTGCCAATTCTTTCAATAGAGTTGAAAGAATATTCAAGTTTATTGAGACTATCTTTAGAGAAAGACAGATTTCCACCAAGCATACTGGAATGACTGACATCAAAGATGTATTGATGTCCATAATACATTTTGATGATTGGAGATTTAGCAAATACTGAGACATTGCCAGGCGTTGTTGCAGGCAATCCAACAGCAGTATTTTTTAACTTATATGTAAACTCTTTTACACTAATTACAGTATCAACAGTAAATGATCCATTGTATTCATCATAAACTACACCACCACTTTGAGTAGTTGGATTACCATCAACGTAAATTACATTACCCTGATTCAAATAATGAGAATCTCCTGTAATAACATAAACAGTATCACTATTGCTAACTGCGGTTACTTGTAGAATTTTTTCTAAGTCTGTAATTAAATCAATTTTAGTTACAGCAGTCAATCCAGTAATTTGAATTGTGGATTTTGCAGTATTAAAAGTAATATTTCCAGTAGGAACTTCAACAACAGATCCAGGGATATATGTAGAAGTGCCAGAGGTTTCTAAAATTCTAATGCGATAAACACTAGGACCATATTCTTTGAATTTTCCATATTCATCTAAATTGTTTGTGCCGCCAATATCTTCTGGAGCATCATAATCACTTAGATCAATATTAAAAGTGCCAGGAGTAGTATTTACTACTTCCGAAAATTCATACGCTACAATTTCATTAATATCATTTACAAGAGGACCTTTAACGCCATAAGTTTCTTGCTCATCAAATCTTTCAGTGCTTAATTGTCCTGTAGTTAAATCATTATTCCAAGGATTGTTATTAATTGCAACAAATACATATCTATTTGTTTTATCTACAGATGTGACATAACCACTATTAACAAAGGTGGATCCATCGTTTAATACCAACTTAGATCCGACAGTAACGTTAAACGATTGATTCAAAGTAAGTCTTTGAATATTATCAATCTTGATTGTATCTGCTTGCTTGAAGAAATATCTATTTTTAACTACTGCAGAAGCTTGGACTTTCTGAGATCCTGGAGCAGGAATAGTTGCATTTCTAGAAGACCAAATGTCAACCGAAACTGTTGATGACCCATTAGCATTTGTATGTCCAGTGTTTGCTTCATTATAATCGAGAGATTGTAATCCACTAGCACCCAATTCAAAAGAGACATTAGAAATAGTCAAACTATTTCCTGTTACAGGTGTTACATTTACTCTCTCATACGAAACATCGGTAGAAGTCAAGACTCCTTGATCACCAATTCTTACCGAATCTGCATCTTTATCTACTTTTAAACCAAAACCGATATGATCTACATAATCGTAACGAGCAGTTTGATCAGTAAACCAAGCATCATCTGTCCAGTCATATGCAAGACCAAAAGATGCTGCTGGAGGTAATGTAGTAACGTCAGTAGGAACAGTTGGTGTTACAGCAATATTTCTTAGTCTTAGGTTATCGACGTAGAACTGTCCCTGCTCATTAGATCTAAATGTTCCTGCAGTGCCATCTCTACCAGCAATCTGACCAAGATAGAAATTCTTAGATCCTAAAGATGTGTTTGTGATAGATCCAGTAAAGACTTGTGTGCCATTTACATAAGCAGTAAATGTATTTGCACTCTTAGTAAGACTTATAAACTGCCAACTATCATCAGCAAACATATTTGTTTGAGTTGACTGCAAGACACCGCTACCACTATTAATAGAAGTGGCATTATTAGTTACTAGCAATTCTAGTCTTCCAGAAGACATATCATAATACATCCACAGACCACCTGTAGAATCAGTTGCATCACCAATAGAAATTAGAGTCTGTTGAGTTTGAGAGAAAGTTGCAGAGTTAGTTGCATCTTTATAAAGCATAAACTCAAGAGTCCAATTATTGGCAAATACACTACCAAGAGAAGAACCAGCAATATTGATGTTTGCATTGGTCCAAGTAGAAGGATTAGCAACATCTTTAGCAAATAGTTTTGCTACACCATCACCTACAAGTGCTAGAGCATCTGTAGCATCATTACCCTGAAGGTTTGCGGTATAGTGAGCGGTTTTGTCTGTAGCAGTATCAGTTTGACTAAAATCAAATACAAACTCATTACGGTTGATTGATGTCTGTCCAAAGACATAAACATCACCAGAGTTATCAACATCAATAGTGGTTGCCGTAATACCTTCAATATTATTATCGGTTGTAGTAGATGTATTGAATTTATTTGTTGTATGATTTACAATTTTACCTTTATAATCAATTTTAACTGAAGATGCAGTTAATTGACCTGTTGTAATATTTTCTTCCGTATATGCAACGTTTAGATTACCAAAAATATCAATTGCAGTTGTATTAACAACATTAATATCTCTAGATGGTGCAGCATACCTATAATTCCAAATTAAATCTGCATCAACATCAAATTTACCAACCCAGAAACTATCTTTAGTTGTATTATTAGTTTTTTGTCTTAGTGTTGCAGTTACATATAATTCATTATATTCATCAATAGTAAAACTAGAATCGATAAAAGAATATGCAGAATTTGATACTTTATTGAGATAGTTTGTTGTGACTAAAGTAGTAGAAACTGTTGCTTTACCCAAAACAAGAGAAATATCATTCGATGTTGCGGTATCAGCAACTTCCATCAGGAAATAGAGGTGACCATTATTTTCAAGTAAATCTACAATTTTTTCAGAATCAGAATCTGTAGCAAACTTTCTCTTAATAACAAATGTGCCTGCAGTGTCCAAAACTGCAACAAATGCATCGTGAGGATTAGAGGAGTTTGTATTTGTAAAACCACCGATTACAAATCTCTCATTTGTAAGTTTAATTAAAGATGTTACATTATCTTCTCTGGTAGATCCAGAGATACCAGAATATGCTTTCTGGAAGCTTAGAGTTGCATCCAATCCATCAGCAGATTGTACGTATTTTACAAATATAATATCAGGGTTATAAGAATCCTGAATTGCTTGATTAGGTCTATTATTACCAACAACGTAAATATCATTTCCATCTACAAGGAGTTTTTCAAACTCCAAATAGGTTGTACCAGAAGGAAGACTAGACTCTAATGTTTTCTCCCATTCTTTAATACCAAGTGCTGAGATTTTACTAACAAAACCTACAGTATCTCCCTGAGCATCTAAAGTCTTACCACACAGAATGACTTCTTTAGATTCAGTTACTACAATATCATTGATTTTGACATAATCATTATTTGAGAATAAAGTTGTGTAGTAATTTGCCTTTTTGAAGATCTGAGGATGAGATGAAAGAATTCTAGGATTATTTGTAAATCCATGACCAGAATTGATAATATCAAATTCAGAAATACTTCCTACAGAAGTTAATTTTGCTTCAATAACTGCATTTTCGCCATCACCGTCAATGGTAATTACGGGAGGAATATCTACATTATATCCACTACCATTTTGAGTAACTACAATCTCTTCAACACCTTTATACTGACGTGCAGTAAAGGTTTTATTAGTGTTGTCCATGATAGGAGTGTAGTCAACAAAGACTCGATCTCCCGTGACAATATTATGGGGAACTGTAGTTGTTAAAATTCCGTAACTAATACTTTCAACAGTTTCATAAGTATATGATTGTACCTCTTCACCTTTAATTCTGGAAATTCTAGCAGAAATACCAGTACCGTCAGTGTCAGTGTTATCAAATACTAGGATATCGTTAACCTGATAATTCTGACCTGGATTTTCAATAATAAAACCACTTACAGATGCATCTTCAAACTTTTCAATAGTTTGTACTTCAATATCAACTTTAGAGTCAAATCTAACTTTAGGGAAATAATCATAAAGTTGTAAAGGAGACTCTTCAAAAAGTTGCTCAGGATCATCAATCTCATCTTGACTGATTACGCCATCTCTATTTTCGTCTTCGGGATCAAACAGTAAGATAAATCCATCTTCAGTTGTTAAAGCATTTGAAGATGCGTTTGGAATTCTCTCTACATCAATATCGACATTTTCATATGGATCTCTATATCTAACAACACCAGTAGGAATATTCTGCTGGATTGACGAAGTGCTTAAATTCCAAGTATCAACAATAGAATTATAATCAGGACCAAGAATATATGGGAATACTGGATTTCCAGACTCTGTTGCATCAATAGTTACAAAATAACAATATCTTCCATTTGGAAAATCTGGTGTTTTACAGAATCTGCCATTATATTGATCCAGATCACCAGAACCAAAATTATATTCATAGTCATCAACAAATTTACCTGCAGCATCATCTGCTAATAAAGGTCCATCGACTCTAGATGGAGTTGGATTTGTAATCTCATTATACACTAAATTTGTCTTCAATGCATATGAAGATCTCATTCTAATAACGTTAGATCCCTGATCTGTAGGATCTTCATATGAATAAGGTCCATAAATTGGATTGCCATCAAATGCCCATCCAATAATAGGTGAGTGCTCAATTTGAGTTTCTTGCTCAACAATTTGATCGTTGTCATTTAAAATCAAATTATCACCAAGAATATATCTCAGTCGTTGAGGATTGGAGACATGAGCATATTCTCCACCATATTGATTATTAATTCCCTCAAAAATAAATCCTTTTGCAGAGTCCTTTTCTGTGGTTTCTTCAAGGTTATAAGTCCATTCAAAAACATTAGAATCGAATACAGCACCATCACCAACTGAGGTTAGAAGAATTTCTGTCAATCCTTGAGTATATCCAATACCCCTATTTGTGATTTCAATACTAGTAACTTTACCAGCATTTTCACCATCTAAATCAATCGTAGCTTTTGCTACTGCACCAAAACCATCTCCCGAAATTGAAATTTCAGGTGCTGTTGTATATCCAGATCCACCAGAGATGATAGCGATAGAAATAATTCTACCATTTGACACAATTGCTTGAGCAACAGCACCTGATCCAGAACTTAAAGTAACTTCAGGTTTTGATGTGTAACTAGATCCACCACTAGTAATAGAGACACTCTTTACTGGACCTCTAACAGAAGCATTGCCCTGTGCCCCAGTTCCGCCACCACCAACAATAGTAATAGATGGTTTGGAAGTATAACCCACACCACCATTATTAACAAGAATTCTAGATACGACTCCCTTGGTGACAATAGCAGTAGCAGATGCGCCAGATCCACCTCCACCAACAATAGAAACTAGAGGAGATGAAGTGTAACCAGATCCACCAGCAGTAACTTCAATCTCAGTAAGAGAACCATCAACTACAACTTCCGCTTGAGCTCCTGATCCTCCACCACCAGAAACGGTAATGACAGGAGGTCTCTCAGCATCATAGTTTAATCCAGAATTTTTAATATCAATAGAAGTTACTGCACCAAAAGTTTTCTTTTGAGTTGACTTATAAGACCATGCAGATACACCATTAATCCAAGTGCCGATAGATCCTGGAATAATAGTGGTTTTTGTAGAAATAGTTTGTGTTGACAGGGGGAATCTATTCAACTTCCTTTGATTACCAGGAAGAAGTGCAGATCCAACAAATGGTCCAATATTATAGTTAGGAATACCCGTGGATGCAACATAAACGTACTCATCATTAAAGAATGAATTTTGTACGTTTGTAGTATACAGAGAAATAATATTCTGAATAGCAACATCTGTTGACTTACCTTTATTCAAGTCAACAGAGATCAAAATATTACCTTGAGGATTTACCGTTGCAGGTTGAGGTAAAACATATTGGAATACAGTTGGAGAATCCCTAGAAGTTACGAGGAAGGTGCCGTTGTAAATAATTGGATTTGCACCATAAATTGTAACTTGATCACCAACCAATAAACCATGTGGAGCACTACAAGTTACAGTTGCAGATTGATTATTTACGCCACCATAAGTAATAGAATCAATTTCAATTAGTTTTTTGACATTATACAACCAATCAGTTAACTGAGGTAAGGTAGTGGTGCCACCTAATTTAGAAACTGATAGTTTATCACCTGGCAGATAATAAGATCCTGTATCAGATAAAGTTGTTTGTTGAGCATCAACAATACCAACAATATTCAATACAACTTCATCAGCAGTGTCTTTATTGATATAGATTTTGAAATTAGACTTAACCTCAGAAGCAGCATCCCAAACTTGAGCATTAGAATCAACACCTCTAGTACATTCGATAAACTGATTCAAAGATTTTTCTTTGTATCTAACAACTTCACTACCAGCAATTACAAATTCACCGTTTCTTTCAGGCCATCCAATTGTAGAGTCAACAGTAATAACACCAGAGGTTTCAGACAATCCTTCAACGAGTTTAGTCTTATATGGTACAATAAAGTTACCAGTAATAGTTTCTTCAGATAATACTAATTCAAAAATCTCAACATCAGATGTCTTAATTGAAATGTAGTTTTCTACAAGAGCACTTGCATTTTGTACATTTGGATCAGTAATACTTTCAAACTGTTGAACTAAAGCGTCTTTAATTTTAGTTGGATCACCACTTTCTAAAGTAGCTCTTAAAATTGTATTTACAGACCAAGTTGCAGAAGATGGTTTGATAATTTGATCTTTAGGATATGAGATGCTGACATCTTCACCATAAAGAAGTTTGAATAAATATGCAACACTAAACGAGGTGCCTTTTGTTGAATAAAAAGTTTTGATGTTTTTAATTGCTGTTCTAACATCAATACTTTCATAATCTAGTGAAGGAACGTCAGGCAAGTATTGCTCAGTATACTTATCAAGTAGTCTCTTGACAAACAATTCATCTAAGCACTTGATTTCCGAGTCTGTGCTATGAGATTGTGCAGTAGTCTCTCCAGAGAAGACAACTTCTCCCCCAGTAGTATAACCTTTGATTCCACTAGCTGCTCTAGCACAACCAGAAAACTTACACTTACTATAACCAGATCCTTTACTAATTACTTTAAAACCAGTAACTTCACCCAATCCAATTTCAACAGAAGCACTGGCATTTGGAGGAGACTGGATTACAATTTTAGGAGGATTTGACTGACTATATCCACTACCAAAACTAGTAACATTAATATCAGTAATTTGACCGTTGAAAATAGCAGCTGAAGCTTTAGCACCAGTACCACCAATAGATGCACCTACATCATTTACTCTGTCATCTACAATATAAACTGAAGGGATATCATCATATCCACTACCACCACTTAGCAATTCAATGTCAATAACTCTTCCGTCAGAGTCAACCTTAGTTTCTAAAATCTGTGCCCCTACAGGATCAATAATTGCAATTCTAGGAACAGTCTCATACCCCTGGCCAGCGTTTAAAGTATCAATACGAAGAATTGATCCATCATCATCCAAAACCGCCACTAAAGACGCTTTAATCGGGTTGTCACCAGTTGGTTCATCAATATAAACCGTAGGTGCAGTTGTATAACCCTGACCCTTGTTAGTAACTTGCACATCACCACTGATAGATCCATTAACAATGGTAGGTGCTGCTAATTTTGCACCGCCAGGTTGAATAAAAGTGACTCTGGGAACAAAAGTATATCCACTACCAGAATCTTCAACGACTAATTCAGATACAGATCCATCAACAACTTTTGCAGAAATTTTTGCTGTTGTACCACCAATTTTTGTGGGATCTTGAATATTTACGGTAGGAGGGTTTGTAGTACTATACCCCTTTCCACCAGAAAGAAGTTGGATATTTTTAATACCATTGATGAGGGGAATGGCAGATGCATTAGATCCACTTTTTGATTTGATACTAACCTTTGGTGGATATTCAAATCTATAATCAGATCCAGTTTGATCAATTTGAATAGAACTCAACTGACCCAAATCATCAACTCGGGAAAAACCAATTGCTCCCGTGCCAAAAGATGGAATTGCTGCTTCAATTGAGAATAAATCTAATCTTCTTCCAATTAAAGGAATAAAGTTAAATGTAATTGTTGTTAGGTCAAATGTAAAATCAATTTTAGGTGTTAAAATTTGACCATCATAGATTGCAATAATATATTCATCAACAACAGGTTGATAAGGGGCACTATTTCTAGTGATATTGAATGTAGTTCTATTATCACCAAAAGTTTCTGAGATATCATCCAATACAAGAATACTATTCTCAGAAAAACCTTCTAAGAAAGTAATAGAAGTATCTACAGAATCATCAGCAACAGTTTTTGCTCTAGGAGCATTCGTAAATACAATATTGCTAGATTCTACGTTATAATCAACATTAGGAATTAAAACCTTTCCATAAACTTTGACAATAAGATGCTGTGCCGAAGATGGAGTTACTGGATTTTGCTGAGAAAGTAGAGAAAACGTTCTTTCAGTGCCATTAAAATCATTAATTGGATTAGCAAGAGTAGTCCACTTGACTTTTATCTGATCATAAGAAATACCAGGACTTAAAGCAACACTAGGAGAAGGAATTGCCTCTTCATAAAAAATTACTTCATTATTAATTAAAACACTTCCGTTTTTATCTAAAAATGAGTCTACGTTTTCAACAACAATTTCAGTATCTGTTGCAGATACATCTTCTACAATTTTTGTCTTACCACCAAGGATATCAACATTCAATTCATCAATATTTAAATATTGAAGAAAATCATTTAGGATATTTTGACCATAACCTGTTTTTTCTTGAGATTTGTAGTAATACTCAATTAACTTACCAAAAAGTGAATTATCATCCTCAATAAACTGAGGAAGTTGCTTACCTACTACTTGAGAAACCTTATTAGTCGTCTTCATTAGCTATTAAAACAGGAAATGTTTGCAAGGTTACCGTTATTTGAGATATCTGGAATTTCAACAATCGGAGGCACTACCTCAAATATCTCGGGCGTCAAACTATTTAGTGGGACAGTGGGAGGTAGGTTAGTGCCAAGGGGAGAAACTGATATACTTGGGACTACAATTTCAATGATTGATCCAGGATCTGGAGTATAGATAACTGATGGATTAGATGGAATAGATTGAATAGCAATATTAAACTCTGTTCCTACAAGTGCTTGTGCATCATCAATATCTCCAGTAGGTGTTAAATCTGGAGTATCGCCACCAGACCCAACAACATTTACAGGACCAAAACAGATTGTACCATTTGTATAATCAACTGTACCAGCTTTGGGATTAGTAATTACTTTTCTATTGCCACTAATGTAATATGTAACCAGATTGCCAAATCCATCATCTTCAAAATATTGATCCGTACCAGGACGATCTGCAAGTCTAAACTTGGAAGATTTAATTACAGGTTCTTTTTTACATGGGTCTGTTGTTGTAACCGTAGTTTCAACAGTAGTATCACCAATTTGTAAATTGGGAGCACTATCTAAAAGAGGTGCTCCAGTGGAAACACAGTATGTATTTGAGGTATTTCCAGATGCCTTTACATATTGAACTAAAGACACTTGAGTGGAAGTATCTGCGATGTTTGGATCAGATGAAGTAATCGCTTTTTGGAATTTAGTTAGACTGAAGTTATTATTAAAGTTATTAATCTCAGATTGTTGTGCCCATTGATTAATAGCATCTTGGATATTCGTTGTTATATTTGAAACATCTCTAGATGCGGTAGATGGATCATAATTTGCAAAGATTTTGGGATAGATGTATAAGGTATTTGTATCTACAATAACTGGCTCAATAGACGCCATTGCATAAGATCTCAGTTGAGTCTGCAAAGATTTTTTTGTCGCATCATTTAGAGAAGATCCTGTTTTTGTTTTAATGGCAATGTATACTTTTCCATAAATGGGAGGATCTAATTCGTCACCACCATATGCAGCAACAACTTTTGCATTTGAATATAATCTCTTAACAATAGTTTCATAATCTTGGGTAGTTACTGCTCGGTTTTGTGCAGCATAATAACGAGGAGCATTGAATTTAATAGATTCAATACTTTCTGCTACCGATCCAAACTGTGCCTTTTCTTTTACAGTAAGTTTAGCTGCACTAGGTGCATAATTAACGCTATTACTATCAATAAATTTTCCAATAAATGTAAATACGCTTGTATCATTAGCAATTTCACCATCAGTTACGAGGTATTCAAAATCAATAACTTCACCATCAACTAATTTTCTTCCAATAACACCATCACCAAATGTTACTTCATATCTTTCATCTTCTGTCTCAGAAAGAAAATAAACTCTATCAGTACTTTTTACTTCAGTAATATTAGAAACTAAGTTATAACTATCTGTTGTCGTGCTACTCTCGTTTGGTCTAACTTTGACAGAGAGAGTTTCCATATCTGCATTTTCAGTAGGAATCACATATCTCTGCTTTGCAAAGTTATCTACAGTATATGAAAAAGTAATTATAGATCCCTGGCTAATTGTAACTGCAGGAAATTCTGCAATTCCAGTAGTTTGATTTACCTCAACAGTAACTGGAGAAAGAACATTCCAAGTTCTATTACTACCTGTCGCGACAGGTCCTTTTTGAAGGGTAATATTGTTGGGATATGAATCACCAGTTTGATTGGTTTGCACTTTCAAGTAAATGCACGCTTTAGAGCATGTAATTGAAGTTGGTGTATAACTGAGTAATTTTGCAATATTTACAACATTGTCTCTTACTGTAGACGATGAAATAAATGCTTCATTCATGGACATATTTGCCATGAATGAAGAATAATATGTATTATAAGATAATACGTCTACAAGGTAAGATAAACCCGATCCCTCAAAATCATAATCTAAGAATTCTTCTCTAGTTCTTAGATATGTTTTGATAGAAGACTTAATATCTTCAAAATCTAGTGCTGTTAAATTATTGGGTAGCATTAGGAAGGTCTCTGTAATACAAACTGGATAGTTTCAGTAATCGGTAATCCAACAATTCTATATTCCAAACTTACGGTAACAGAATTGAGATCATAATCTGGAATACACCTTAGATTTGTGACTTCAACTCGCTTCTCATAATTTTTAATTGTATTTAGAATTTCAACTTGTAAAGAATCAATCATAAAAGGATCTAGCGGCTCAAAGAGCATATTGTAGACATTAGATCCAAATTTGGGATTAAACAGTTTTTCGCCAGGGGCAGTCAAGACAATATTTTTAATCGACTGTTTAATAGATTCTTCGTTTGTCACAGAAGCAATATCTTTTGAAAAGGGATTCTTAAGGATACTCATATTGATATCCTTAAAAGATCTAGATCTTTTTAAATCACTACTTGAAATTGGTTTAAGCGTCATTTCGCAAAGATCTATCTAGATAACTGTTTTATTTATCGACCTTCCAATAAAAAAGGACGCCGAAGCGTCCTCAAATCATTTACCCTGTCCTCGGTATGCTTTCTTTCGACCATTACGAGAAGATGCCGAAAGTTTAGTGTTTGCGCTTTGACCTTGACGAGTTTTTTTCGGGGGTGCGGTAACATGCTGAATACCTTTTCCGTAAAGTGCCATAATTTAAACTCCAATAAAAACGTTTTCTGATCCAGTAGCGATCAATGATAAACATGGTGGACCTAATGGGTCACCAACTCTACATGCACGTCTTCCATTGATGAAGACCGTCTTAGTTGTTGCAGTTGCCTTTCTAACGTGTCCTCCACCCCCTGCAATGTCTTCAACACATAAAGTTTGGGTAGGACATGGTATGGGAGCTGGAGGATTCTTACAACCGCCAAGAACGATAAGATTTGTGCAAGATGGTGGGTGATTCGTCAACAAATCTTGATCGACAATTGGAAATTTGGTTGAGTTAATAATAACATTAGCAACCGTTGCGACACCAGTAAATGGTGTCTGTGGTGCAGGAGGCCAGATGTTAGTCGCATCCATTGCTGCAATGGATTTTTTAGGTGCGGTTTCACATGTGCCTGCACACGGCATTTTAGCATGGACATTTGCTGGAATACATCTTCCATGTCCGCTACAACTACCAGAATAGAATGCTGCTGATAGACCTGCCAATTATACTACCTCCTAATTTAAACGTCAAACGGATTGCCATACGCATTAACAGCAGCTGCATATGTATTTGTTGATTTAGTCATATGGTGACGAATCTGCTGTTGACCTACTGCAATCCATTGTTTACATCCAGGTCCAAGTACTTCGGACCCTCCTGTATATGTATATTGATAATCAACAGTTTGAGTTTGAACAGTAAAATCTGCAGGTTTACCAGGACCAACACAATTAAGATGGGCACAACCGTCTTCTACAGGAGTGCAAGTAAGACTAATCGTAAAATAAACGTCTTGTCTTGGATCAGATCTATATTGCTTCATGTAATACTTGGTTCCTGTAGATGCTTGGGGCATATCTAAGAATCTACGTTGTGTTGTTGCAACACGTCTTTCATCGTAGGTGATACTATCTGGGACAAGAGACTGAATGATAATATCAAATTGCGTATTTTGTGTCTGATTATGAGCATCAAAGGCATCTCTTTGATTTTGTTTCCACTTTTCGTAGATTTGGGGATCTATATCATTACCATTGGCATCAGGAAAAGGTCTGTCTAGAGGAGTTGTTTGATCTCTTGCTGTTTCAACTGATTCCCTTGAGTATTCCCTCTGAGGGAGCTCAATTCTTCTTGGAATGGAGGTATCTGCCTGCACTTCCGTATTGGGTATTGGATTAGTATGCTCTGATTTTTTTAATCCCTCTTCTCTAACTTCAATTGATTCGGCAAGACCCTGATTTGTTTTTCTAACTTCAAAAAATTCAGGAAAACCTCCATAATCTTGCCATCTATTGATAACATTTTTATAACTATCATCTTCAGGAAGAACTCCATCGTATGATGTATATGTTTCCGTAGGATCGTATCCTCTAACCCAAATTTTAGGAGGATTTGCAATTACTTCCTGTGCTGTTGCCTCAAACTCTTCTTGAGTCTCGTATTCCTGCTCATCAACGTTATATACCGTCGTTGTAGACATATCATACCCAGATCCTTGCGAAAGAATCTCAATTCCAGTCAAAACTCCACCACTAAAAGTGCCTTTTACCGCAGCGGCTTTGCCACTAGGGTTGTTTGGATCCGTAATTTGCAAATATGGGTCTTTTACAGTGTCCCAACCCCGCCCACCATCGTTAATAGTGGCACCAGTAACCTGTCCATTTGACAAAGTTACGTCAATATCGGGTTGCTGGACCGCTTCCCATACATCTGCACCATTCAAATCAACGTTGTGTGTGGTATATTGCACAGATTTATCAAAAAACTCGAAATAACCACCGTAAAATGCTCTATCAACGATGCCAAAACCCGCATGAGCAGTGACTACATGGTTTCTACTAGAGGTATATTGCGTGTCTTTGACGAAATCTGAGCCTGCTGCGTCCAAATATATGATCTGATAGGGAAAATTCTCCAAATCCGTGTGAAAAGCGCGGACAACCATGTGTCCATTAAGCGTATCACCAGGCAAAAGGACATCAAACTGCGCGGATCCACCCACTTGAGTGATAGGACCAATGCCAGACACGACAAGATCGATAGTAAATGTGCTTGAATCACCGCTTGGATGAGTATGTACGTAAGATAACGTGTATGTGTCACCTACTGTATACCCTTGACCTGGCGTAATGATCTCCAAAAACTCCCATTGAGTGCCTACAATCACAGCAGGATCGTTTGTAGTGTCCAAAGCAGGAGAAATACGTACTTTTACTGCTAATCCACTTGAAGTTTGATCAATAAATTGTGCCCCTTCATAGATTTCAAAGGTTGTAAATGATTCTTCACCTGCCTGCCAAGGATTTTGTGAAGTTGTAACTGGTGTTTGTGATCCAGATCCTGATCTCCATGCAGCACTAGTGCCACCACTATAAGAAAAATCGAGATCTACAACACCATTTGGCACTGTAGTAGACAGTGCATCATAGGAAATAACTAATTTATTACTTGTTGTGCCAATACCAAACACCAGTGGATATGGACAATCTGGATCATCCGTCTCGTCTGGTCCATTATAGGTATATGTCAACGTTGTCCTTAGAGGAGTGCAACTAAAATTAGAGCATGGTGTGCATTCAGATTTTGATGATACAGGACCAGGACTATCGGGACTTGGTGAAAGACCAGTTCCAGGTGCTCTAGTTTCTCTTTCAGTCGCAATACTATAACAAGGAGTGCCTACAACTCCAGCATTATCACCAATATCATACAAATAACCAAACCAAGTGTCACTATCCATCGGTTGAAATGATAGTCCACTTGGAAAAAAGTCAAAAAGTGCTCCAACATCACCACATAGTGTTTTGGTAATTTTTCCACACTCTACAGCAGCATCTGGTGTGCCACCCATTGGAGAATTATAATCAACACCACCCTCATAAGGTGCTGGATAAGGACTCACAATTATAGCGTCATACATCACCTTATCAACAGGTTGTTGATCAAGACCATTAGGTTGATCAATAGCGGGATAAATGGCAACATCAACTAATCTTGCTTGAGTTGCTAAACCAGGATCTCTAGTATCACAATGACCATTAGAATTACGAGTGCCACCAAAACGTCCGAAATAAAATCCCTCACAAGGATCTCCATCGGTGTAACAACCATTTTGGCGTACGCCGTCATTTTCATGTCTGCTAGCCATCTTTCTTTAAACTCCTAAGCGTTGAGTAGATATAATCAAAGTTTTCCTTAATATTTAAGTAATCATCATGTCCGACAGGTTTGTATAGAATCTTATCGGGTGTTGGGATCTTTACAACATGCTCTTCTAATTCTTTGACCCTATCATTTAAATTGACTACACATTCATTAATCGCACCAATTGCTTGATCAATATCTTTCATTGAATTAGAAATTGCAATGAAGTTATCATCAATCTCTTTGATAATTAAATTTTCTTCTTCAGTCATTCTCAGTATAAGTGATAACGAATTGCTTTGTTTCTTCACCACGACTGTTAACACATGTCTTATGGGTCAAAGTGCCATTAAGCATGTCACATACGTCTTCCAATTGTAGGTGAAGTTTAATTTCCTTTTCCTGTGGAGTCATCAGAGTAAACGCGGTGGAATGTGGTTTTCGCTGTGGACGCGCTGGAGTCTATTCTTCAACTTTACGCAGTGTCAAAGTGCCTGTGACATCATCTACGTCAAATTCTAATTCGTCTCCAACGATCCATCCAAGATCTTCACAGACTTCATCAGGAATCGGAAGAATGAGTTCTCCGAATTCGTCCTCTTCGATAGTGATTGTGAATCTCTTGGACATAATTTTACAACCTATTATTAATTTGTGGATTATCTGACGGATGATCTACTTTCCAGTCCTTCCATGTTGCTAGGACATCATTAGCGTCCTTTGTCAGTCCAGCACTGGTGCAGTAGTCAGCACACTCATAAATTCGAGGGTCTAAAAATCCTTCGTGCCTCAGCATCACTTCCATACACCAAACACGGTCATCTTGACGATCTTGGCGAATTTTCCAATCCATAGTGAAAAACCTCGGGGGCAGTAATTTTGCTGGGCGAATTTTTTTATATAGGCTGTAAAGAAACTCTCTTATAATATATCGGTCGTCTGGGTACCTTTGTAGGTTAGGGTAGTGGCCGATTTTAATATTTAAGGGGGCTAATTTAACTGCCCCCAGTATAACTTTGATTGTCTCAGATGTCAAGCGAAGATGTAACCATTCTCGAAATCTCTCTCGACTCCGTTATCACTCAGATACCACTTAAAGTTGCGCTGATAGACACCATCGGTGGCAGCATTGCAAAACTCATTGATAATGGCATTGAGACGACTTTTGGTGGTAGTTGTTTGCCAACCGCCATCAAAGATTTCGAGAAAGTCTTCTCCAAGGACGGCAATCTTGTTACCGTGAAGACGAACAACTGAGGTGTTGTTTTCTTCGTTGAATGAAACCGAAGTGTTGCCAGATTGCCAGGACTTGCTGTTAGCGAGAGCGGCATTCATCTGGGTTTCGATCTTACGCATTGAGAGGCGATTAGAGAGGGTTTAGAGTGTGTCGGGGGTGCTTCCCTTCCACTCCTATAGAATACACGACTCAGGGGCATTTACCAGCATTTGTGGACACTTATCGTAGTGGCACAGAACTACTAGGCAACCATGCTTTTATCGTCTATAGTCATAAACCATCGAATCTGTTTGAGATAATCAAAGGGAGACATTCTAGGGGTCTTAGGATAACTTTCCCCCCGTCCCTCTCTAACACCATCGACAAACAATTCGAGGTCATAAATTGACTCAAACTCTCCGACCTTTTCTTTATCCTCATTGAAGATAATGTACTTCATGTGCTTATCAACCCTGGCAGTGTTATTATACATCATCTCCGAGGGATTGTCAAGTGGTTTGTTACACATTCGGATTGCTTATCTGTGGGGGGTTGCGTATCGTTAGGAAACGTGCTAAGACTACAATTCTCGGACACATTTATCGAGAGATGAAACACTCACATACATTTATTTGCACATTTAATTATTTTCCGTGTTTTCCACAATTTGATACTTTTCTGTGGAAAAGGTTGTGGAAAAGTATATTAACTGTTTCTCTGAGGGTGATAACAATGTAGGATAATTGCTCTTCAGTTGTTGTCGTATACTTCAACTTCTTTCCAAGACTCACTGAAACAACAGAGGCAAACTTCTCGTTGATTATGCTTACTGAGGGGATCATCATTTGGTCGAGTTGAAATACAAATGCTGATGTATCTATCGGAAATGAATTTAATCACTCCCTCATGATCTTTCCACTTGACGTATTGTCCTACATGAAAAGTTGCTGGAGTGGATTCACTTTGGGAGGTGGCATTGCTGTCCATTTGGTTGTTAGCGACGGGTCAATGATTGTGCCTGGTTTCTTGCTATTAATTGGTGAATGAATAGCGTTTGTTTTCTTACAAATAAAACCCCATATTGTCCTTACTTCATCATTAGTGTAATTGTATTTGTTTGGGGGATGAATCAACCAAACTGCGTCAAACTTTTTGTTATGTTGTTGTCTTTGATAACGATGATTTGCTGGGGGATCGTGTATCATGTTTGTAATAGTTGAAGTTAATAACGAAGCGATGATTGTCGGTTGCGGTTGTACCTGTATGAAAAATGCGGTTGTCGAATGTTAGTAACCGACCTGCCACTGATTCTACTTCATGCACACCATCTGGGCAACGTAAGAGAGTCTTACCGTTACAATCATTAAGATAAAGAATTGACGTTAATCCTGGGGTGAGTTTTGTATCAACGTGGAAACCATATGGTTTGATGATGTTGTGCCTTGGGCAAAAGTTGATCTTTAATCGGTAGATTATCTCAGGATCAATTCTATCAACTAACGGTTGAAATTTCTCACTGCCTGGTGTCCTATTACCAAAGTTGTCTAGGACATGCACAAACTGCCAATTATCTTCGTCGTGCTTATCATGATCCAACAACTCATAATCTACGGCACGAGTGTAATGCCAATCAAAACTTTGATCGGTGATAGTGTTACAAATGTCATTGCATGTTGCAGGACAAATGAAACCATCTTCGATCAGATAGTTGTAATTGATTGCGGTGTCATCGTGCCAGGTCTTTAACATTAACTGTTTACCCCTTAATTATCATTATTTACGATCAATCAAATGACCAAGCATCAGTTTTTGTTTCATCGTTTGTTTCACTTGCTTCGGGCAAAAGATCAATCAAAGTATCCTCACCATACAAATCTACAACCTCTTCAGTGATATCGTCCCACGTCAACTTTTCATACTCTCGTGACAACAAATCATAGCAAATCTGCTCCATGGAAGTGATATCCAAACCATCAATAATGTGGTGGACGTAGTTCTCAACCAGATTAGCGAGATCTTCTTTGTTGGGAGATTGTTTGGTCATGATTTTAGTCAAGAAGAGAAATGTCGTAAGAGGTGAAGTTTGGGTATTGTTTTTCTACCCATTTGGACAACTTTGTGTTTTGTGCTTTAATCCCCTTGTGTGTTTTTGGTCGCGTGGGCATATCTTTTAAGAAAGATAAATGTCCCTCGTCCGTTGTAACTTGAATCTGATAAGTTGCTGTCGTTGTTTTCATGTCCAACCTGCGACTGCATCAGTCAAAATGTTACGGTAGTCAATAGATTTAATGCACCAACCTGTGCAAGCAGATATTTCATCTAAAAGATCTTCTTCATCGTGTGCTTCCCACACTTCACCGATTACATCATCATACAATTCTTTCTTAGATTCTTCACTTGGTTCGCCATCAAAGGCATCAGTGAAATCAAATTCAATTTGTGTGATTTGGAATTGCATTTTTCTGAATCAATAGCGGATGTTTAGTTGTGCATCAGGGCGGATAACCTCAGCAGCATTGTTGAGTTGATCCGAGATGAAGAATCGAGCGTCGTTGCTATTGTAGAGCAACACACCGATGATAGCAACCAAGAGGAATTTCATGTGAATTGAAATAAGATTGTTGGGTGATCTTTTCTTGGAAAGTGATGCAAACATCAGAAAGGGTTACTCCAGGTTTCGTATTGTTTGAGAGTAATATCACCATTTTTGCAGAGCATATCGGTGTAATCACCAAATGCAATACGCTTGCGAATCTTATCAGTTTTGTAGGAAGGATTGGCGAGACATTCTACCTTCCAGAGGTAACGGAATTGATCGAGAACTTGTGCTTTGGTGTGACGCATGGTTGCTTTCCTTTGACTCTTATAGAATACACGATTTTGACGCCCCTACAAGCGCCTGTGTGCCACTTTACCAACTGGTCTGACGCATCGTCCTCTCGTATTGTTTTCGCTCATAATAGGCGTCCAAATCATCGGGGGAAAGAATATCATCCCAATCACCTTCGTGATCATCAACGTGAGAGTATTTCTGCACAATTTGATACGAAGTCGGGGTCAACTTGGCAGTATTTTTGGAGTTTAGCATCTTGGAGATTAGAGACAGTGTTGATAGCATTGAGACCGATGTTAGCACCGATGATGACAACAATAGCGGCAAGAATGAGACGCATGATTACATTCCGTTGAGAAAATCGTGGAGTGCTTCTTCATACTCTTCGTATGTAGAATAGCGGTGCCGCATGTTAGCGGGAACCTCTTTCTTAGCAGGACGGCGACACTCTTGGACAGTGTAACCTTTGCTTTCGATGTAATCAGTGAGATAGTTGTTTTGCATAATTCTTGTTATCAGTTGTAGGCAGTTTCCCAGGTATCGTAAAACATATCCCATGCTTTATTGTCACAAACAAAGGAGGAAATGTCTGCCATTTCACACACCCAATCGTATGCCATATCACAATCGGCAGTGTTATCAAGGACAAAGGATTGAAGTCCTTGGATTGCACTGACGAAGGCAGAATCTTCGATCAGAGATTGAAACTGATTCTTCATGTCGGTTGCTTTGTTTTCCATACTGTAAGTATGGCACAGAATCCAGGGGATTACAAGCGACCCTGTGCCACCTTGTCAACTGGATCAGCAAAACGCCATTGGGGGGCGACCTTCGATAAAGATGGAATTGACCACATTTTGCAGACGTTGAGCAATAGCGTTGCCCATTTTGTATCCAGTTGGCATAGTTACAACGCCCTCTTTTTTCTTGTAGAGGTGAAACGCACCAGCAGGGATGCGACCTTCAGCAACAGCAGCGCGGTCATCTTTGTGGACACGGATAACACGACCGATCGTCTGTGCCATCTCAACAATGGGCAGATTACGCAGCAGGATAGTGTGAGTCAGACCAGGCACATTGATGCCCTCAGAGAGAATAGAATAGTGGAAGATAACAAAGTGACGAGTATCATCAGCACCCCACTGTTGCAGGGTCTGGAAGAATACCTCACGACCAACTTTCTTGCCGTTGATAATAGCACCAAACTTACTGGTGATGTGCATGACATCGTAACCTTGATCCTTGAAATACTCAAGAATGTCAGTCTGTCCGAGCATATCACCCAGCACTTTGCTAGATGGTGCAGACACGAGAACTTTAGGATTCTGAGTAACATCAAGTTGCTCAAACATATCCTTCAAGTTGTCAGCATCAACATCGTGTGCGTTGTGCTTAGTGCGGATACGATTGGTCTCGAAAGGCACAACTTTAGGGGGCACGATTGCACCTGCTGCGATCAACTCTTGAGCAGGCACATTCTCAAGCACACCACCATAAACATCGGTGTTATTCATGCCGCGAGCAACACTCACACCACGTCCAGTTTTAGGAGTTGCAGTGAAATAGTAGCGACGTTTGGCATACTGTGCCGTGGCATATACTGCGGTGAAGAAAGAACGACCGCAAGCATTGTGTGCCTCATCAAAATAAATGGTGTCAATATCAATGCCACTATCTACAACGCGACCCAAAGAATGATAGGTGGTGAAAATAATGCACGACTCACCTGCTGTCCGCGCAGTGTTAGCGAAGAGAGCAATCTTATCACTCTTGGTGCTACTGAAATGCGTAGTTTCACCACTGTGGCAGTGTGCAACATGCACTTTGCTGCTGTGAATTTGCTCCATAAATTCCTCGCACAACTGGTTAGCGAGCAGGATACGCGGAGCAACCACGATGATAGTCTGGGGACCAGAATCACGCAGATGTTTGTAAGCATCAGCGATCATGATGTAGGTCTTGCCGCCACCAGTAGGCACGATGATTTGTCCAGCATTTTGTGCTTGCATAGCATGAAATGCACGTTGCTGGTGAGGGCGAAGCGAAAGCATTGTTTGTCTGTCGATGAATGTAATATAAGCGAAAACAGCACCCTAGTCAAGGATGCTGTGCAGGTTTGTTGATTGTCACATGCTCACCAGATCTCGGTCCATCGCTTGTGGTTTGTTTTACTTAAGCGACCTTCTTTTAGCATGTTGTCACACACGCGGCAGAATACTTCAAATTTTTGTGATCTTGTGAGCGTATCTGCATCCTCACATTGTGACATGATTTTGATCATGTGTGCTTTAGAAGTGATCATCAGTAAGTGATAACAAGGTGATCGGGGTGTGCAGATTCTTCAGTTGTGTAATCTGTCATGTAAGCAGGAATAAACTTGTCATCTGCAATACTATACAACATGACTTCTTTATCGAGAGTTTCTGTTGGACAGGTTTGAAGTTGCTCTAACAATCTGCGATAAGTCATTTTTTTGTGAGAAGATTCAGACCAAGGAATAAGACCCCAAGACATCAGCAACCTACCATCAGAGGCATGTACTCATCAGAGGGCAATTTGTCGGTGTTGTAGTCAGTAACCTCAGCACCCTTAGCAATACGCGATGCCCACTCATTCTTGGCATCAATCATACCCACAACGCTGTAAGACTTCATACCATTAGCACGGAAAGTGACACGCTTGACGAAACGTTTGATGGTAACTTTCATGCCTTTCTTCTCACAAGACTCAGCAATAAATGCCTCAGGGAAGAAGTCAACGATGGTGGCGGAGTTGGTGAGTTGCATTGCTCTCGTTTCTTTGACTCTTATAGAATACACGAAAACAGGGCGACCACAACCACATCTGTGCCACTTCCTAGACTGTCACAGTTTGCCTCCAACGATGGCAGATCCTACCACGCGACTGTAAAGATCTAGTGTGCCTTCTTGTTCACATTTAAGATGCCAACGTGACATGGTAAGAACTCCTTCATATGTGCCTCCAGTTAGGAAGTCTTTTCCTGTGTCTTTACGGACGCTAGTGAATAGTCCAAATCGTGTTTCGTAGATATAGAAAGCATCATCAATCCAATCTACTTCTGCAATCTCTGGGTGCTCACTCATAATGGGGTTCTCTCACTAACTTGTATTCTACCATTTGATACCAATCTATGCAACACTGACTCTCGATTGTAATCAATAATACTGTCAAACATTACGTTTCCAGCGATAACAACTCTTTCTTGCATAGTTTCATTGTCTAAAGGGTCTACACCATGCTGCAACCAGGGTGGGAAGACAATAAATCTATTTTGATGCTGATCAGGATAAATCTTGTTACCTTTACTATCAATGTAGAAGAAACATTTCTGTTGAGTTGGTCTTACAAAATGCACCCAAGAAAACATCTCATGAGTTGTAAAATGATCATGTATGCTGTGCGTTGATGACAACTTAGAATTATAAATCTGCATCCAGAAGTTATTGCTAAATTTGATTCTGTCACTGAGAGCAGCATCATCTAGCACGTCTTTAATGATAGTGTGATAAAATCTCTCGAAGATATATTCTGGACGATTATCAATGAAGTAAGTTGTATATAATTTTTGAGTTGGGCAAAGTATTTCATCACCCATATCTTTTACAATCTCTATTACATCTGACAATAGATTATTATCAATCTCTCTATCATCATACCAAAAGATTGGATTAAACATGTGGTGCTCTAAGTAGAGGTGCAATATCACTATTACTACGCACAAAGAAAGGCATAGTTAGTCTAGGTTTATTACCGAAAGTTCTTACGCCATGAAAAGTTGCACCATCAAACATCATCAACCTATTATACACATTACTTACATTTACAGTTTCTGTAAAATTCTCTTTCATATGATTATATGCAGTTTCATATAAAGTTGAATGTACATCTTCTCCACGATAGTGCATCTCTTTGATTTCATTTTTTATCGCATAATATCCGTTGTTTGGAGTATAGATTGATGTGCCAGTATCGGGGTCTGGATCTTTTGTTAGGTATACAATTCCACCAAAGTGACATGGACAATCTGCATGTATCCATCCACCGTTTCTACTCTCATCAAATGGATTAACTATCTGAAATGTCAAATCTAATTGGATATAGTCAGGCACTTGCCTATAAAACACAGTGAATAACTTTTCAGCAAAGCACCGAGCAAACTCTTCATTTAGGTCAAATAATGACCTAGTTCTTTTACCTGGCCAAGCACCACTTTTGTCTTCAAAATACTCAAATTCCGATGCCATCTTGACGACAGCATCGGGATCAGCGAAAAAGTTATCAATGATAGTAACAGGATAATTCATTCAATATCAATATCAAATTCAAACATATAGTAATCTTGAGTTACACCAATAGTCTCACAAAGTTTACACCAAACATCATGAGTTTCTTGATCATCAAATTCAACGATGTGATTTTCAGTTTCTACAACAATCATGATTAAGTAAAATTAGTAAGTGAATGATAGACTGCTTCAATGTGCATGTTACCCTTGAAGTATCCAGCAACAATAACACATAGGGTTGCAAAGATGCAACCCAGAAACATACAGACAGGTGTCCAGCGTTTGTGTTTATCGGACATAAAGATAACTACCTGCCCAATCAGCACGCTCTAGCATTTCCTCGCGTGAGTTATCATCTAAGACGTTGAATCTCACACCCTTAGCAGGAGCATTGATTGATGCTGCTTTGAAAACATCACCAGTCTTTTTATCAACAAAAGCATGGACGCTACGAGAAGAACCAGTCCTCATCATAACTTTGTGATACTTTCGTCCTGGTTTGATGTAAAACTCATAATCTACGCCTTGGTTATCAATCTCATGGATTTTACGAATATGATAAGCACGCTCATATTCTTTATCGCCTTTGAAGGTATCTCCCTCAATATGTGCAATCGCATTAGTATGATGACGACGTGCTCTATACTTTGCATCTAAGTAAAGTGCATCACACAGCATAACTGTGTAACTCTCAATGTTAGAAATCTGCTCATCCATGGCAGGTTTGCTTGCAACGTAATCAGCGAAAGTAGTCATTTGCTTTGGTTGTTGACTTTCATAGTATGACAGCAAACTAGGGGCATTGCAACCCCTAGTGTGCCAGTTTAAGAAGGGGTTACGTCCTCTTCTCTAATTTCCACAACAGTCTCACCGTCAGCGAGATCATTTTCAATCGCTTCACGAATCCATGAGGAATCTACAGGGCGATCATCATTTACTTTTAATACTAGTGAAACAAAACGTGTTTTCATAGGACTGGAAGAATGTCGATGGTAGTCTCTTTAGGGAATGGATATGTATTCATGAACCACAAAACGTTGTCTTCTCCGTAGATAACAACCTCTTGTAGAGCACGAAACCCTTTCTTTTTAGGGCGCATCCATTGCACTTTATATTTATTCATTCAATGTGTGCAAGAATGTCACCGACAATTTCATCCTCTGATCCAAGAATATCAGTGACCCAGGTATCTTCTTCAACCTGACACATGTCGTTTTCATCCCATTTGACGTTGAAAGTTTCATCAAACATCGTAACCAAATCCTCCGTTTTGTGCTTTTTTAGCGAGTTGAATTACTTCTTTTAGACGGCGAAGTGACCGTTTCATAAAGATCAATTCCTCAGTTTTGTAGAGAAATGGATCATCGTCTGCTGCTTTAATTGCTTTCTTCAGACGCTTAACTTGACCAGTAAGTGATTCTTGATTCATGTTAGTTTTAGAGATCATAATTACCCTCCGTAGTTGTCATCCATAAAGGCAGAGTCTTGTCCCTTTTCGTTGTAAGGGTCTTCACCAAACATTTCCTCAAAGAGGTTAAGGTTGCCAGTGATTTTAGCACACTCTTGGACATTTTCGATGAAGTCATCAGTGTTAGTTTGAGGGAGAAGGTTGGTGGTGCTGTGCATCCGACCGTCGCGATCTTTCCAGAGCATGTGTGTGTTTC